CTAAGTACATCAGAAGCAGACCCAACTTGCGGAACATTCCTAGCAATCGATCCAGTAGTTTTTACAGTAGCTTTTTGTCCATCAGCATATGCTGCGTTTGCAAAGCCTATGAAATTTTCGGTTGTTAAGGTTGTTGGTTGAGCATTTTGAAACACATGAGAAGTACCATAGTTACTATTGCTTTGATCTCTAAATACAATTACTGATTTCTTATTTGAACTGTCATAAGTAACATCTAAACTCCAATCTGCTACACCATTACCTGTTGAAAATACAACAGCCGTACCAAAAGAGATAGATGTACCTGATACAGTTCCTACAACATATTTTAAATCAGTTTCAGTATAGTCATAAGCTATAACTACTTTATTAACGCTACTATCAAATTCTATTGCTTTATATAAAATATCAGTAGCACTTTCAAAAGTGACTGCCGATCCAAATGAAATACCAGTACCAGAAACCGTACCTACCTTTGCTTTACCTTTAGTGCTATCTGTTGAATCACCATATATAACTACAATTTTATTACTATTACTATCAAACGCAATAGGAGTTCCACTATTAATTGAACCTGCACCTACAATATCAACAGGAGTACCAAAAGATATACTTGTTCCGCTAACTGTAGCTACAACAGCATATGCTACACTTACTATTGATGGAGGAGCATATGCTTGGTAAGTTATAACTACTTTATTATTGCTACTATCAAATGCACTATCTTGTAATGCTGAACTGACACTATGAAATACAGCTTTAGTTCCAAAACTTATACTGTTATCTGATGAATCTACTGTTCCAACAATAGCAGTACCGTAAGAAGAGTTTCCACTATCTTGATATGTAATCACAACTTTGTTATTTGAACTGTCAAAAGTACAAGACATAAAAACAGCTCTTGCACTACCATTAAACAAAACAGGTGTTCCAAAACTAATACTATTATCACTAGGATCTACTGTGCCAACAATGGCAGTTCCATATTCACTATTTCCACCATCTGTGTATGCAATAACAACTCTATTAGAGTTGCTATCAAATGCTATACTAGTGTAAGTTGTAGTTGCACTCTCAAATACAACCTCAGTTCCGTATGATATAGATGTGCCTGATATAGCCCCTACAATAGCTGTTCCATAAAGCGAATTACCATCATCTTTATATGCTACAACAACCCTATTAGAATTACTGTCAAATGTAGCTCTGTTATAATTTGTGGCTCCTGAGTTATAAACAACTGCTGTTCCTATTGCCTCTGTTAGCGCATCAGTAACACCACTAACAGTACCAGTAGAGTTTACGATAACAGGTTCACCATCTGTTATTGCACCACTAGCAATAGCTCGTACTTCAGCATCTAAAGCTATGTCACCTATAAGTCTCATTAAGCGTCATCTATCTCTTCATAAGATAGTACAGCACTAAGATCTCCAGCGGCACTCGCTTGTATCTTAAGAACATCGCTTTCCATAAGATATAAACCCATATTTTTATCTAATGCTACTAATGTTGCATCAGCAGCTACTGCTACAGTTTTAAGTAAATAATAATCTGCACTACTTCTGTGTATCCACACATCAATAGTTGCACTATTTGTACCATCAATATTAGCAATTATCAAGCTATTTATTTTTTGTAACTTATTTGATCCACATGTTAAAAGTGAAACAGCAGAAGCTGCTACATCTGCATCAAATACCGTATTAGCATAAATAGATGAAACTGCTACAATATTAGGATTTGCCATTGTCAATTTCCTTTTCAGTTTCTATGTTTAGTTTATCTAAACCATACCCACCAACCCAAGGTTCAAGTATATCATCTGTCCTAAACCATGCCTGATTCATTTTAATTAACTTCCATATGTACTTCATAACTACCTCCCAAACTAGCCAAATACAAGTGCCATAGCAATAGATTTTCCTGTGCTTACTGTAGCATTTAATTGAGTTTGTATTGCACTAGTTACTCCTGCTACATGATTTAACTCAGCAGCAGTTGCGGATACATTAGTACCACCAATATCTAGAGTAGTCATTGAAACCTCTCCAGCAACAGTAAGAACACCATCAGCTAATGTCATTAAATCGGTATCATCTGTGTGACCTATAGTTGTACCGTTAATTAAAACATTATCAATATCTAAAGATCCACCAGATATAAGACCAGTGGTTGTAATTGTAGATGACCCAGTATCTATGTTACCAAAACCAGAAGTTATAGAACCTGCATCTAGAGCACCTGTTGTAACTATATTAGTACCACCAACAGAGTGACTAGCAAAGTATGTAGATACAGTATCAACATTAGTCATACGCATTGTACCACCATCGTTAATAAGTATACCGTCACCACTTGCTACTGCTGTTGTACCTCTAGCTGTATCACCATCAATTAAATTTATTTCAGCACCTGTAGTTGTTATAGCTGTACCTGCATAGTTTAAATTACCTGCTGCTATATTTACTTCACCATCACCTTTAGGTGTAATATCTATATCTACATTTGAGTCTGAACCAAATGCACCTACAACAATAGCATTACCTGTTGCAGAGTTAGTAACTTCAAGCGCATTAACAGCAGAACTTGTAGTTTGAAATACAACCTGTTCATTACCATTTGCATCAGCAATAAAACCAGCATCAGCAAACTTAGGAGCAGTAAGTGTTTTGTTTGTAAGTGTAGTTGTAGAACTAGCAGTAACAGCAGATGTCATTGAGTTGTCTACATATGCTTTAATAGATTGTTGTGTAGCTAGTTGAGTAGCAGAGTCAGAAGCTAAGTTATCTTCATCAAGAACTGCTGTACCACTAACACCAGTATTAAGCACTGGGCTAGTAAGTGTTTTGTTTGTAAGTGTTTGTGTAGCTGTATCACCAACTAATGTAGATGTTGTAACTGGTAAAGTTAGTGTTACATTGCCACTGAAGTCACTATGAGCAGGAGCATTAATTGCTGCATAGTGGGCATTAGAAGACTCACAGTAGAAACGTATAGAAGATACAGAACCACCATTCTTAAGATCAATCAAGCCACTTTCAATACCAACATTACCATCTAGTACAACTTGACCTGTACCTTTAGGTGTTATCTTAAGACTAATATTTGAATCACCACCTGTAGCTGATACCTCTGGTGGATTACCTGTAGCAGCATTAGTAATGTCTAGCTGGTTGACTGCTGTAGCTGTTTTCTGAAATATAATAAACTCATTACCACTATCATCGTTAATACCATGTGCATCATCAAATGCTATATTAAAAGAGTTAGTATCAAGGTCAGCACCTAACTGGGGAGAACTGTCATCTACAACATTCGATATAGCAGAAGATGTGGCAAGACCTGCTACAACAGCACTTCTAGCTATTTTCTTAAGACCACCACCTGATGTATCTACCGCAAGAAATACATCATCATCAGCTACTGTAGATATTTCACTTAAAGCAGTAACAGCAGTAGGATTAAAGTTTGTGCCATCAGCTACAAGCAACATACCAGAAGTATTTGTACCCATAGTTAAGTCATCACCTGATATAGTTAGATCACCAGCAACAGTAACATTAGCACCTGACATCGTAAGTGCAGTAGTTGACCCTGACTTAATTATAAGATCACCAGAACTATTAGTTAAAGCACCATACTGTGTGCCATCATCTTTTAATAATACATCTGCACCATTTGCGTCAAGAACAACATCACCTGCTGTGTCAATAATTAAATCACCTGTATCATTTACTATGTAAGAATTAGTACCACCATGATATAAGTTTAGATCTTCACCTGCACCTAATGTAAGTCTACCAGTAGCACTGTCACCTGTAAGATCATCTGCATCAGCATCTACATCTATCTTTAACAAACCACCTGATGTTATATTAGATGCACCATTATCAATATTACCAAAGTTAGAAGTTATAGATCCTGCATCTAATGCACCTACAGTTGTAATATTAGCAGTAGTATCTATATTAGTTTCTGCCCACGTTTCTAAATCAGCAAACGTAAGCTGTTTCATTGTACCACCATCATTAACAATAAATTTATCTGATGTAGCAATTGTTACACCTGTAGAAGCAGAGGTGTCACCATCCATGATATTAAGTTCAGCAGCTGTAGCACTGATAGCTGTGCCATTAAAGTTAATAGCATCTATATAAGCAACACCATCAATATATAAATCTTTAAACTCTGTACCACTAGAACCTAAATCAAATGCATCATCAGTAGATGGTGTAATAGCAGTTGCTGCTATAGTAAGTTGTTGTGCTGGACCTAGTTTA